AATTTCTTCCATCTTGCCGAATGAAAAGGAGGCTATATCGTGTAACATTATTGTACAAAATTTTGTGGCGAATCTATATCCATTAGTACCGCCCAAAGCTAATAGTAAAGCACCGCAAGACATAGCCTTTCCTAAAGCTATTGTAACTACTGGCTTTTGTGCTGAATCTATTACATCTAACATAGCCAGTAATGAGTAAGCATCACCACCGAAACTATCGATATAGATTGGTATGTAAGGAACTTGATTATTCAAATTGAAATCATCGAAAAGTTCCCTAAAAGAAGATACTGAGCCTTCGTTAAAGTCATTAATATGAATACCTTTCTGTAATTTCTCAGAAAGTCCTATTTCAACTTTATTCGTTGGCGGCGGACTAAAATTATCACTTTCTTGCATTTTTTTTATTTTTATCATTTTTAAGGCTCCGTCTTGCTGAATCCTTTGTCTACTCTATATTTAACCGTTTTATCAAATTTGTCAACTATGGATTCTTTGTGGCTTATGACAAATATATTAGTATCATCAAATATTTCTTCTTTAAATATGGACAAAACATTTTCAGTTGCAGCAGTATCCAAATAAGAATCAAAAACTTCATCCATAATTAGAAGATTTGTATTGACTGAATTTTTGGCTTTGGCTATACAACGCCAAGTGAACAATAGTGCCAAATCAAGTCTTTGTCTTTCACCTTCGGAAAAATTTTCATAACTAAAAAAATCACGTCCTTTGGATTTTATTTGTTCTTCAAAATTTTCGTCTAATTTGAAATTAACATAAAATGACATTGAGTTTAAAAACATATTTACATATTGATTAATATATGGAACATATTGTTCTATGATTTTAGACTTCACGCCATTGTCTTTTAGTATTAAACTGGAATATTCAATTAATTGTTGCTCATAAAGATGAGATTCTTTTTGTGATAATAAAGATTTCAATTCACAATTTAAATTGTTTAGTTCATTCAATTGTTCTTGTAGTTCTGTATCCGAACGATTCATTTCGTTTATTTCTTCTTTGTATCTTTTAATATTGGTTTTATGAAACGAAACGGCTGTATTTTTTTCTCGTATTTCAAAATCAATCTTTTGTATATCGGATTGAACATCTAATATGGAAGTTTTTTCCATTATCAGCTTTTCTATCATAGCTTCGGTTTGTGATAATCCAATCTCAACCTCTTCTAAAGCTGAAGTTTTCTTATGTACCTCACATATTTTTGTATCTTCTGCTATTGATTGCTTGCAGGTAGGACAAGTTTCATTTTGACTGTAAAACTCTATCTCTCTACTCAATCTGGACTTATTATTCATCAGTTTTGATTTAATATCATTACACTTGAATAATTGTGATTCTATTGGTTTTAGTGTTTTAATACCCATCTCTGACTTTTTAGTTTCCAATTCACTTATATAAGATGAAATGGACTCTAAAGATCTTTTTTCAGTTTCAATCATTTCATTTATTTGTTCTATCTTTTCAGTCTTCCTTTGTCTCAAAGTATTGACATACTTGGATGCCATATCAATTTTTTGATTGGTGTGGGAGATACTACTATCAAGATCGTGTAGTTTAACTTTAAGCAAGGAAACTTTTTCTCTGAGTAAAGAATTCATTACAGAAAATATTTGTATATCCAATAAATCTTCTATAATGTTACGACGATCTGAGGGTTTTAATTGCATAAAAGGTGTAAAGTTGGCCGCACCCAACATCACTACCTGTAAAAAGGTTCTGTAATTGATTTTTAATATTTGATTTTCTAGTACGGATTGATAATCAACATTACTGGAATCTTGATTGAGTAAAATACCATTTTCTGTTATTTCAAATATATTTGGTTTAATGCCTCTAGTGATTTTATATTTCTTACCGTTAGTTTCAAACTCAACGAATACTACACAATCGCCTTCATTTACAGCATTAACCAATTTTGGCTTATTGATATTCCTAAAAGGTTTGTTGAAGAGACAAAATGTGAGTGCATCTAGTAGTGTAGATTTACCGGAGCCTGAAGGTCCGAATAAGATTGTGGTTTTATGCTGATCTAAAGCAATCTCAATTCCTGAGTTTCCCGTACTTAATAGATTTTTCCAAAATATTTTGGTAAACCTTATCACGTTCCCTCTTGCATCTTTAAATTAATGGCTTCATGATACAACTTGCTCATGAAGTCGATTATATCACCCTCATTAGAGAGTTGCAAATTTTTTATGTAGTCCACTAAAATAGATTTTGTATCTTTGCCAACATCGACAGACACATCTTCATTTTTTTTCTGAAAAACAAGATCTACTATAGAAACGTCAGCCGGAGATTTATTGTATAAGTTATCTAAAAACTTATCAAGGAAATAAGGATTTGTTTTATTTTTAATAATAATTTTTACATACTTGTTCGTAAAAGAATTATAGTCAATATTAGATAGATCATTCATTGACATATGTTCATCGTCATATTCAAATTTGATAAACATACTTTTTGGATTCTCGAAGAATTGCAAAGAGCGATCATTAAAATCGAAAATATGATAACCTCTAGGATCTCCAAAATCGGACCAAGTCATGCCATATGGAGAACCTACGTATGTTATATTACCTTTAGTAGATCTATGGTGATAATGGCCGGACAATACTATTCTAAACTTTTTCAAAACTTCTTCACTCAGTCCGTGTGTGCTTTGATGTCCCTTGAACATATCGAAACCCATAAGTTCAAAATGTCCAAAACAAATATCAGATCTAGCCTCATCCAATTCTTTTATAAATTGTTGTTCTTGTCCAGATGGAATCCAAGGACACAGAAAAACTTTATATCCATCATTTTCCCAAAGGTGTGGTTTGTCGTAGACGAATATATTTGGATATGAATCCAATAATTGCATACTATTCACATCATTTGTATTCTTGTAATACACATCGTGATTACCTACTATTACGTGTAGATTGATTTTATTTTCACACAGAATATCAAAGAAGTTTTGCCGCCAATCTGATAGAGTTTTAAAGTTGATGTATTTCCTTCGATCAAATACATCACCCAAATGAAATACGTGTTGAATGTCGTTCTGCTTCATTCTTGGTATGAAGTCATCACGAAGATATTCAATACAAAACTGTGAGAAAAATTGAGAATCATTTCTCACACCAATATGCTGATCTGCTATAATTCCTACTTTCATCTATTCTATCAACTTATTGATCTTTTCTTTACTCTTTGCTTTTTTGGCAAAGTTGTTAGTTTCAAATTGTTCGATATATTTTCTCATATTAATATCTGCATACTCACTGCCATATCTCAAATTGCCGTCAATACCTTCACTGCCCTCAGCATCTCTCAATCCATTTTCAATACTTTTATATTTGATGTATAAATGCTGCTTCTCTTTTTTTATTCTTCTAACAAATGCCCAAGTAATGATTTGGGTAAAATAAGCAAATGGATTATTACTTTTTTCTGGATCAAAATTATCAATATACAATAAACAGTTCTCTATACCATCTGCTATCATATCATCTTTAAATGGATAATTAGCGAATCCTGGAGAATTACTAAGTTTATGTGCAATTTGGGTTATCATTAAACCTATTTCATCAGGAACAGGTGGTAAATCTGGTATAGTTGCACGACGATTAGACTTTAATTGTTCTACATAAGGCTTCCGCAATTCGGCAAATTCTTTCATTGCCTCGAAAAATCTTTTATTGTCCACATAATGAACAACTTCTTTTTTCTTTGTCTTTGGTTTTACAACCCTTTTAATTCTTCTTATTGTCTTCACAAAGATGCCTTAAAAATAGATTAAACTCTATATTGAAAGATTACTAAAAATAATCAACAATGTCAACAAAATAAATAAAAGCCAATTGACAGATTTTGAACGTTATTCTCCTTACCGCTAAAAGGAGATTTTGAATCATTATGAATACAATAAAATACAGAAAGTATTAGATGATTTGCGACGAAGGAGCAAATCATGTGCGAAGCACACTATAATTAAATACAATAAAATACAAAACGAAATGACGAACGAAGTGAGGAATGTAGTTTAGAAAGATTGTATATAATTAACACACAAAAAATGCTGTTGTCAAATTTATTTTTCAACAAAATGTCTAATACCAGACAATTATTGAAAAGTGTCTTCATCATCAAATTTATAGGTATCGAAAAACATCTTTTTGTGGAAATAGTCACTAATATAATATTCAGCATCATTATAACTATTAATGTAGAGATCTATATACTCTTTTTTTGGTTTAAAGAATGCCAATACTTTATCTCTAGGTATTAAAGCTACGGTAGAATCTGAAAAAGGAATCCAGTCCAAAAGCTGTATGTTATAGTGTCCTTCAATTTCGTCGTATTCAGAAGTTAGTAGTTTTGGCGCTCCTACTAAAACAACACTATCTATATTTCCCACAACTGCAAATTTTTTCTCTTCTTCGGGAAATACATAGCAAATTAAATCTTCTCTAGTCATCAATTTAATGACTTTAATATTTTCTATTTTGTTATTTACTGGTAAATGTTTAGGCATTAGAAAACCACTTTATGTATTTTGTAATCAAATTTTTCACTATCGTAAACTTTAGCTCTTTCCAAGAAATGCTTCAATGCATAATTTTTTCTATTTTTATAAGAAAAATCATCTACTATGTCATATAAGTTGGCTTTATTTGAGTAATCGCCTATTCTTAAAACTCTTCCAATAGATTGCAAAGATCTAATTCTCGATTTTGTAGGCGAAACAAAAATAATATTATCTAAGTTTTTAATATTAACACCAGTAGAAAAAACTTTTACAGAAGCCACAATAATTGAACCTCTTTCATTTTCAACTTTTTTTCTAATCTCTTCTCTTTCTTCTGAAGGTGTTCCACCATATACAAAATATACATTTCTGTTTTTAATTGACTTTTCAATCATAGAATGTAAAATCTTGCCGTGGTCATCAACAAATTCAAAAAGAATCAAAGTAGTGTCATTTAATGTTTTTGTTAAGTTTGTTATAAATCTATTTCTTCTTTCGTGTTTAATTATGTATTTAACCTCCTCATCATATGTAGTTTCTTTCATTAACTTGCATTCATATTCAGGGTATTTTAAGCATATACAGTGTATGCTTAGTTTTGCCAAAAAATTATTATCAATTAACTCTTTTGTGGAAATAACAGAAAATACCGGACCAAGGTATCCTTCTAGTATCAATTGATTAACTTTTGTTCCATCTAAAGTTCCTGTCGTTCCTATTTTAATTTTAGTGTTTGAAGTTTTTTTCAATATTGAAGTTATAGAAGCACTTTTTCCTAAATGTGCTTCATCACAAATGATAACGTCAAATTGTTCAAACCAAACTTTTGGTAATTTATAGAGAGATTGCCAAGTACCTACTATTATATTTTTATTTGTATTTTTATCTTGTCCGCCATAAACTAAATGTATCTCACGATCAGTATTAAAGGTTTTATCGTTCACTGCATAGTCCGAAAAATCACTTTTCATTTGGTGTATGAGTGAAAGAGTAGGAACGATTATTAAAGTTTTGGTATTGAACCATCGGGTCAAAGTGTATATGGTAGCTGATTTACCTGAACCTGTTGGTGATAGTAATAAAGTTCTATTATTTTCGATTACGTGCTTAATACCTTTTACTTGGTAATCTCTTAGTTCAAATGGCAGCTTCAAATTATCAATAAATTCATTGAACTTGTCCAGATTGACTTCAATGCTTGAATCCGATTCATAGTCGAGAGTATAATCACGTTCCTTACAAAACTGTTTAAGGTAGTTCAAAAGGCCTATCGGCAAGGTGCAGTCCATCATATTGTAGAGACGAACATAACCATCCCACAATCTATTTTTGTAAGATGGTGTGAATTGAAATCCTTCTTGTCGGAATTTAAAATAGTCGGATAGCTCTTGGTGTATGTACCCTTCAGTACGTAACCTAAAAAATACTTCATCAATTTTTTCGAGTTGTATTTTAGCCATATGCTATATTTATAGCACATATTAGAAGCTAACTTCCTTGGCTAAACTTGATGAATTCTATGGCGTTTCTTATATTCCAGGTTCTTTGTTTTAAGTTGTCGAGAATTGAATGTAAGAAATCGATTTTTTCTTTTTGATAGGCAATCTTCTGATTGGATTCTATAATTTTTTTGTCTGACTGTAAATACACGTCAATGTCAGATTTTAATACTCTTTTATCAAAACTATCTAGTCCCAGTTCTCTTAATTCTTCAGGAGAAATTTTTCCATTGTAGTATTCCCATCGAACTTTATAAAGAAGTGAATGATCACTTTCCATCTTCTTTAGTAGAAGTTTTTCTCTAGTGTATATTTTATAATATTTGTTGTGTAATTCTGGAATCTTTAGACTTTCTGTGGCTAGATCGGAACGATCAACCTTACAATCATTACTCCATAATTCTTCAATTTTGTCTATTTCCATATTTTTATAGATCATCAGATATTGTATAATAACTATATCTGAAAGATACTACGGATGTCAAGAGAATAGTTTCGGAATTTGAAGCATCAATGTCAATACCTGATAAGCTAATAGGAAATGCGTCCACAAAAGTGTATCGTAAAAGTGGATTACCCTGACTACTGGAAATTATTAAATCTATATTTGAGTAAATATTTCCTTGTCCAAATGGCCTTTGTAATGGATATGTTT